ATAGAGAATTTGGCGGTTTCAGGCGTTCCCGATCTGTTGGGATACAACAAAAATAATAAATTTTTTACTATTGAAACCAAGTTAGCAAAAGTTAATTCAGTGAAGTTTAGACCTCATCAAATTGCGTGGCATGTGCGCCATCCTGCGAATGCTTTCATCCTGCTTTTTTCTCAGAGACACCGAACCGCGAAACTTTTTAAAAGTACATCTATCCACGATCTGCGGAAGCTCGGACATCAAGCTCCAAACCACGTTGCGCTGTCATTTGACGAAATAAACAAATATCTAATGTCAATGTAATGGGGTGGGGAGCCCGTCTACCGACCCCCACCCAAGTTTCACGTGAAACAACGAACCACTGCACAACCCAAAATGAACGCATACAACTAAAAAGTGATTGACACAATATATAGTGTGCGACAATCTGCTCATTTACATCCGCGGTTCGTAAGATAGGGCGGGGATAGCCCGTGTCCCACCCCCACCCAAGATATACCTCCCCTATCTAATGGCGTGGGCTTTACGTCCTACTTTGCCTCATTAAACAGGGGAAAAGATCAGTCAAGTAGCGGAGGTTATTTCCCATATCACTTGCCTTCTTACGATACCCCCCTAGCTAGAAAGGATATCCAACGCATCTGATCAAGGAAGAACTGACATCGCGCAACACAACATTCTCAGATAGAGTTTCTGCTTATCGTTGTGCCTCTATCCATGTCAGTCCTTCCCTGATCAGGGGGCGACTGTCATCGCCCCACTGTTTAGTTTATGCTCTCTTCTTAACGTACTTCTTCATCAAATCACAAAGATAGCCTTGATCCATTACCTTACTGTTTTCTGAACCAAAACCTACTTGATATATTATTACGTGCAGGTCTTTGTCGTTTGACCGACAACGAACCTCGTAACGATATTCAAGATCACCATGCTTGTTCCAATGTTCTGTCAACCGAAGATCACCAGATGCTTCCTTGTTTGCTGAAATAAACGCAGTAGCAAACTCATCAGCCTCGTATCTTGGTAATGGCCAAGCCTTATCCTTTGCGAAAGAAATGAATTGTAACGCTCCTTCTGGATAGCCGTCCCAATGTTTGTAAACATGGTGCGTACCTCTATCATCTAAGAAGGTGTATACAGCTCTTGTTCCCATATTATTTAACCTTATTCATTTTCCTTTCTCAGTGTGGTAGAAAACCATACAATTAAGGCAACAATGTGGCGTGTATAAAAATATTTTTAATTTTTTTCTTGACATGCTTTGAGTCATGAGGTTGGGGTGGGGAGCCCGTGGCCTGCCCCCACCCATATTATTTTTTATTTTTTTTTAAAAATAAAAAGCCCTGGATTTCCAGGGCTTTTTGGTAGCGTGCCTATTTGTAGGTTCTTGTTGGTTTACGCTACCATTTGTTGCCACGGCTGACTAATCAGCATTTGAGCAACTTTTAGTTCTCGGTCTCGGTTCACATTATGCGCGGACGCTGTTTTTCTGATACCGCCCATTTCCCAATCGAGAGCCGATTTTCTCGAACTAGGGTCAACCTTTTTCAACCTCAATTCCTGGTTGTGTGTAGACCAATGCGTCGCCGCGTTGTACACATCCCAAACTGAAGGTTCCTTCGCTGATTTGTAAGAAGAAGTCCCATTGCTACATAGTCTAGCGGATTCTCGCATTACATATTCAACTACAGGTTCACTGTGTGTTTGTGGCTCATTAAGCGCTTTTTGCTTAAATGATTTTGGTTTCAACGCCAAAGTTTTTTTAATGACATCCTCAACTTGAACCCATGAAACTTTTTTCTGAGTCCATTTTTTAAACTTCTCGATATCACTATTAAACATTGTTGCCGCGTTTTTAATTTTTGCAATCTCTGAAGAAATAGCAAAACCCGTTGTATGTTTTTTTGAAATGACCATCGCGAATTGACCGCTTACTAGTCCATTCATACATACAAAGTTTAACGCGCCAAAGGCTGAGAACCACGGCCACGAACCATCAAACGAATTAAACAGATCAAGTTTAAGCGCGATCTTTTCACCCTCTGTAACTTCGAATTGATAGTTATTGAAAACAATTGACCTTCTTGCTTTTCTACCGCCATCTAAAACTTTGTCTGTAACGGTAACGTCTGAACAATCAATGTTATCATTTAAAACCGCATTATAATTTTCTAAAATTTGAAAAGTTGATTGCGGTTTATATTTTTCAGAGTGAACACCTACTATAGTTGATGCTACGCCCTCTGAGCCTTTTCTTACTAGAACTTGCTTGTGCATCGCATTATTACAAAATTCACCTGGGTTCATTGGGTCTCTAACTTCCAATGGCATTGGCACAACTTCATAATCAAACGCGCTCAAGTCATTTATATTTTTATGTTTATTTTCCATAATATAACTTTCTAGAACCTACAAAATAGGCAAGTCATGTATATATTATTTAACGAAATAAAAAAGAAAATAATTCACTATTTAACAAAATAATTCACTGTTGCATTTCTACTACATTCCAAAATTGCATAACTATATCTTGTGTGTGCCCCGTACCCCCGACCACTATATGTTGATTTAGGTCAGCATTCCTGCCCCCATATATTGTGTTGTAATTTTACCACACATACTACATATAGCGTTGCATAAAAGTCACAGGTGCGTGAGGAGGGTGGGGAAGCCCGTGTCCCGCCCCCACCCACATAAATAAAAAAAACAAAAAAAATGGAGGCGACTTTTACATCGCCTCCACTGGTCGGACAAGACCCGCGCGTCTTGTTAGTCGAACATCTTACTCAACCTGATGCCTTGGACAACAGGATGAAGATCTTCCAAATTTGGTGCGTCTTCATCTAAGAATTGAACTATCTTGTATCTTTTGATAGTTGCTACACCAGATGCTGTATCAAGAGCGTCTGCTTTAGCGATCTTGTACGGCCTTTTAGTTGTACCTGCTGCCCACTCTTTCATGTCTTCTTCCGAAGAGAATTCGCAGTACAGCCTGTACCTTTTTGGTTTTGGCATCTTCTTTCTCCTTTCTACGGGGGAGTTGCACCCCCGTGAATTCGTTAGTATTATTGCTTCGGCTTCTTGGCAATCTCAAGGCCGTCAGCTTCAATTCTATGCGATATATGATTTACCGCGATAAAGAAGCCTAACCAAAGCAGACTCTTTTCAGTAGAGATATGTCGATCAAAATATTCTACAATCTCTTCTTGAGTCTTCAAAGTAACAACAAAGTTGTTCTTTTCTAACTTCATGCTCGTCCTTTCTGCGGGGGACTTGCACCCCCGCTGTTTGTTGGTTACTCGGTCATTTCATAGACACGATTTGGTATAGCCACGGACGAAACTGAATAACAATTCTTTTTGTCATCGTCCGACTCTCGACTATTATTTAACGCTTCAGCTAATAGTTTTGCTGAGTTGTAATTAGTAAATGATTTACTTTCAAATATACTAATGTACGGTCTAGATTTGTATCTTTTAGAAGATTCAACAACTAGATAAACAACTGTACTATCAACTGTATTATCGTTTGTAGCCATAATATTCTTTCCTCCTTTCATGTATGGTACAATACCACAGTAAAATCTATATTCAACAACTAATTTAAGGTTTTAGTGGCTGTGGATAACTTATACACAATATGTAGGGGGTGCGACCATAATGTACAAAGTGTTGCATATTTACTACATGCAGAATATGCATAGCTGGGCGAGACTAGGTGTGAGGGCGGGGCAAAGCACGCCCCCTAACCCCACCAAGAAAAATAAAAACAATAGAGGTACCAACACGATTTTAAAAATTGAACTTTTAAAAAATATAAATTATACATAAGACAAAAGGGATCCTAATATACAGTATATAGTGTAAGTTTTAGTTATAAACACGAGGGAAAAACTTTTTGGTTCCATATGGCGATAGACATAGAAAAATTTGATAAATTACCAGACGCTGTTAAGCAAGAGTTTCAAAAAACATTATTACAATGGCAAGAAAAATTAAAAATTGAAAAATGCCAAAAAGATTTTTTATCTTTTGTAAAACATGTTTGGCCTGATTTTATTGAAGGCTACCATCATAAAGAAGTTGCAAAAAAATTTAATGAGATAGCACAGGGTAAATTAAAAAGATTAATTATTAATATGCCACCTAGGCATACAAAGTCTGAGTTCTCGTCAGTGTATCTTCCTGCTTTTATGGTTGGTGTAAATCCAAAACTGAAAATAATTCAAACAACTCACACTTCAGAACTTGCTATCTTGTTTGGTCGTAAAGCAAAAAATATTATTGATTCACCTGAGTATAATGAAGTATTCAAAACTAGGTTACAGGAAGATTCAAAGGCCGCTGGTAAATGGCAAACACAACAGGGTGGAGAATATTATGCTGCTGGTGTTGGCGGAGCGATTACAGGTCGTGGTGCTGATTTATTAATCATTGACGACCCACACTCTGAGCAAACAGTATTGTCAAAAGATTCTTTTGAAAGAACATACGAGTGGTATACATCAGGCCCCCGACAACGTCTCCAGCCTGGTGGTGCGATAATCGTGGTTATGACACGTTGGTCTAAAAATGATTTGACTGGAGAATTGTTAAAAGCACAGTCGGGTAAAAATTCTGATCAATGGGAGATAATAGAGTTTCCTGCAATCATGCCATCGGGTCGTGCTTTGTGGCCAGGTTATTGGAAGAAAGAAGAATTAGAAAAAGTTAAATCATCACTAAGTGTAAAAAAATGGAATGCACAATGGATGCAGAATCCTACTTCAGAAGAAGGTGCAATACTAAAACGTGAATGGTGGAAAAATTGGGAAAGTAGTGATCTACCACCTTTGGAACATGTCATACAATCATACGATACAGCTTTTTTAAAAAAAGAAACTGCAGACTACTCAGCTATTACTACATGGGGTGTGTTTTCGTTAGAGGATAAAGGTAAACAATTAATACTAATAGATAGTGTAAAAGGTAGATATGAGTTTCCAGAATTACGTAGATTAGCATTAGAACAGTATAAATATTGGCAACCTGAAACAGTTATTGTTGAATCAAAAGCATCAGGATTACCCCTGACTTTTGAACTTAGAAGAATGGGAATACCAGTTGTTACCTTTACACCAAGCAAAGGAAATGATAAACATGCAAGAGTAAACTCAGTTGCACCTCTTTTTGAGAGCGGTTGTATCTGGGCTCCAAAAAGAGAAGAATGGGCTCAAGAGGTTATAGAAGAATGCGCAGCTTTCCCTTTTGGTGAAAACGACGATTTGGTAGATAGCACAACACAAGCTGTCAAACGATTTAGGGAAGGAGGTCTTATAAATCACCCTGAAGATTATGAAGATAGTGCTTTACCTTCGTCAAAACATATTTATTATTGATGGTTAAAAAATTAACAAATACAGTACCGCCTAAAAGGGGGCCTACACCACAAGGGTTGAATGTTCCACTGAAACAAGTTAAAACTGTAAAATTGGAGAAAATTAATGGCAGAAATAGACAAAGCACTTCCAAACGAAGTAACTAAAACTATTGAATTAGAGAAACCAGAGGAAGCAGCTGTAGAAGTTATACAGGAACAAGAATCAATTCCTAACCCTGGAGAAGTCTCTGTTACTGAAAAAGAAGATGGTGGAGCAGAAGTTAATTTTGAACCAGGTGCAGTTAACCAACCAAACACAGAAGATCACTTTGATAACTTAGCAGAAATTTTACCAGAAGAAGTTTTACAACCATTAGGTTCAGAATTAAATAAACAATATTCAGATTACAGAGCATCAAGACAAGATTGGGAAAAATCTTATATTGAAGGTTTAGATCTTTTAGGATTTAAATATAACAATAGAAGTGAACCTTTCAAAGGTGCATCAGGAGTAACACACCCTGTTCTTGCAGAAGCAGTTACACAATTTCAAGCACAAGCGTATAAAGAATTACTACCAGCTGATGGCCCAGTTAGAACTAGAATTATTGGCGCAATAACTTCAGAACGTGAACAACAATCACAACGTGTTCAAGAATTTATGAACTATCAACTCATGTACAAAATGAAAGAGTATGAACCAGAGTTTGATCAAATGCTTTTCTATTTACCATTAAGTGGTTCTGCTTTTAAAAAAGTTTACTATGATGATTTATTAGGTAGAGCAGTTTCTAAATTTGTACCTGCGGATGATTTAGTTGTTCCATACTCTGCTACTTCATTAGATGATGCAGATGCTGTTATGCATGTAATTAAAGTTTCTGAAAACGATTTACGTAAACAACAAGTTGCAGGTTTCTATAGAGATGTAGAATTACCAGATACATATAATCAAGAAACAGAAGTTGATAAAAAAGAAAAAGAACTTGCAGGTGAAAGAAGAACTGTAAATGAAAATATTTATACTTTGATTGAATGTCATGTTAATTTAGACTTAGAAGGTTTTGAAGATAGATTAGATGATGGAACAGAAACAGGAATCAAACTTCCATACATCGTAACTATTGAAGAAGCATCAAGACAAGTTTTATCTATTAGAAGAAACTATCAACCAAACGATAACCTTAAAAAGAAAATATCTTACTTTGTACATTTTAAATTTTTACCAGGTTTAGGATTTTATGGTTTTGGATTAATTCATATGATAGGTGGTTTATCAAGAACAGCGACCACTGCCCTCCGACAACTGTTAGATGCAGGGACTTTATCAAACTTACCCGCAGGATTTAAGATGCGTGGTATAAGAATTAGAGATGATGCACAATCAATACAACCAGGTGAGTTTAGGGATGTAGATGCACCAGGTGGTAATTTGAGAGAAGCGTTTATGACTTTACCATTTAAAGAACCATCAACCACGCTCCTTCAACTAATGGGAGTTGTAGTTCAAGCAGGTCAACGATTCGCGAGTATTGCAGATATGCAAGTTGGTGATGGTAATCAAAGAAGTGCAGTGGGTACAACTATGGCATTATTGGAACGTGGTTCGAGGGTTATGTCAGCTATTCACAAAAGAATGTACGTTGGTTTAAAACAAGAGTTTGAATTACTAGGTAAATGTTTTGCAACATACTTACCTGCTGCTTATCCGTATGACGTGGTCGGTGGTTCGAGGATGGTTAAGATGCAAGACTTCAACGAGAATGTTGATATACTTCCTGTTGCAGATCCAAATATATTTTCACAAACACAAAGAATTACATTAGCGCAAACAGAATTACAACTTGCTAGTTCACAACCACAAATGCATAATTTGTATAATGCGTATCGTCAAATGTATGAAGCGTTAGGTGTAAAAAATATTGATCGTATTTTACCAAGACCTGCACCTCAAGGGCCAAAAGATCCAGCGTTAGAACATATTGATGCGTTATCTAATAAACCTTTTAAAGCAATGCGTGGTCAAGATCATAGAGCACACATGTCTGCTCACTTAAATTTTATGTCAACTAATATTGCAAGAAATAATCCTATGGTTATGGCTGCATTAGATAAAAATATTTTAGAACATATTAGTTTGATGGCTCAAGAACAGGTAGAATTAGAATATGCAGATAGAATGCAGATGCTAGAAAAAGATCCTGCTATGATGCAACAGTTTGAATCTGATAAAGCGAAGGTTGTTGCTGAAATTATGGAAGACTTTGCTAAAGAAGAGAAGAAAATTACATCACAATTTGATAATGATCCTATCGCGAAGTTAAGATCTAGAGAGTTAGACATCAGACAGATGGAAAACTTTAGAAAAGGTCAGGATGATAAGGATAGATTAGAGTTAGATAGGTTAAAAACTTTGATGAATCAAATTAATCAAGAAGAAAAACGTGAACAAAACGAAGAATTGGCTAATTTACGTGCAGACACTTCTATTGAAAAGACGATTTTAAGTAAAACTATACCTAGTAATTAAGATTTAGATGACAAAAGGCGAAAAAAAGATTAAAAAGGTCATGAAGGAGTTCAAAAAAGGTAAGTTGAACATTGGTAAGTCAGATAAGAAGGTAAAATCTAGAAAACAAGCACTAGCTATTGCACTTTCTGAGGCTGGTAAAAATAAAAAACGGAGAAAAAGATGAAAAAAGAAAAAGATGGTGGTAAAGTAGAGGTAAATCACTCAAAATTTATCAACAAAGACGGTTTTAAAACTGGTGGTGTTGAGATTGAGATGACAAACCCTCAAGAAACACAGACTTTTGCGGTTAGAGGTCAAAAAGCTATGTTACCAGAGAAAAAAAGAAACGCTAAATTATTTTAATTATGTGGTTATCAGCTATTAAATTAGCGATGTCTGCGGG